CCTATTGACAAAGATTTAGATAATAAATTATAATAGCAGAGTAAGTTTTTTGGGGGCATAGCTCAGCTGGGAGAGCGCTTGCATGGCATGCAAGAGGTCAGCGGTTCGATCCCGCTTGTCTCCACCATAGCAGTCAAAGGCGAACCGGTAATTGTATCTTTTGGTATATTTATCTGTTCGCTATAATTATATTTAATATCAACATGGTCAGTATAAACAATTACTTCTCGGACGAAGATAGAGAGAATTTTCTCTTTGTATTCGTCCGTATTTTTTTCGCCCATTTTCTCAAGAAAGAAGGCAATGTGCTCTTCTGTTAACAGTTCCAGGGGACGATTGATAACCTTTTCCGAGTGTATCTTTTTTTCTAAGAATGTTTTATCCTGTTCAAGCTCCTTCAGCCTACTTATTACAGTTTCGGAAGTTATCCCTGTCTCTAACGATTTTATAAGATTTCCTATGCGAGTATCTTTATCCTTAAGCTCGTTTTCTAGCTCTCTAATGTAATTGGTATCGCCCGCCATTTTGGCGGCTTTGGCGGCATATTTGGCGATAATCTCTATGTTCTCGTGATTGTGTAAAAGTTCTTTAGCTGCCTCGACGATAGCATTTTCAGTCTGATCCCGCTTCAAGGTCTTCATGTCGCACGTGTTTCCACGTCTGCGATTATAACAAACATAATAATGATGAGGCGTTTTATTTGTGCCGGAGGTCCCGGACATGCCTATCATGCTCGCACCGCATTTACCGCATTTTATTTTCCCGGTCAGATAATAGTGTTCACTGCGGCTTGCTGCCGGCGGTTTATTTTTTTGCCTTTCAATTCTTTTTTGCGCCATATAAAAAGCCTCTTCCGTTATAAGTTCGGGGATGGTTTTCAAATGTACAATGTCACGCCAGACAAAGGTGCCGATGTATTTTTCATTACGCAACATTTTTTCAAGGCTGGAGCGATTGAACTGCCCACCTGTCGCAGTTTTATACCCTTGTTCGTTAAGGTACCTGATTATATTGCTTATAGTTAGTCCGCTGTTATACATATCAAAAACAGTGCGTACTATGCGAGCTGACGGCTCATCAATGACCAGGAACTTTTCAGACGATAGTTTATACCCAAGGGGTATCTTGCCACCCGGCCAGCGGGAATTCAAGGCGTTTTCCGTCATGCCTCTGATGACTTTTTGGGCAAGCTCAACAGAATAGTATTCATTAACGCCTTCTATTACGGCCTCTAGCAGTATGCCACTGGGGTCATTGCTAATTCGCTCCTTAACGGATAACACGGTCACGCCATTATGCTTTAAGAGTGTCCTGTACTTCGCAGAATCCGCCCTGTTGCGGCTGAAGCGGTCTAGTTGATAGACCAGGACGGTGTCAAAGGTTTTTTGCTTAGAGTCCTCAATCATTTGTAAAAAGGCCGGTCGGTGGTCTGTCTTTGCTGACATGGCACGATCAACATAATGATTGATAATCGTTATCCCTTCTTTTTCTGCAAAGGTTTCACTCTCACGAATTTGTCCTTCAATAGATTCTTCTCGCTGGTTAATGGACGAATAGCGTGCGTAGAGCACCGCCGTTCGTTCGGGGTTAGCTATTTGCTTTTTCATTTTATATCTGCCGATTTATTATAGAAGTCATAGAGATCTAACAGCTTTTTGATACGATCTTTTTTTGCAGGAGTGATTTCTCTTATTTTTTGATACTTTCCGCTAAATCTATACGTTGGAACCCCTTTGCTCATAGCGATATCCCTAAAAATTGCAATAAGTTGTTCATCGGCTTTTTTCTGATATGTTTCTTCTAACGATAAGCCGCTTGCAACATAATATTGGCAAAAATCCTCTTCACAATTTATAGTGTAGGAATTTGAATCCGTCCTGACGTATATTTTATCAAAGTACTGCCAATTCCCCGTATTACCGGCACAATTTGCATGAATGTACATAGTAGGCTTATGTGTCGTGGTGTCTACTGCTACCAAGGGATAAAGAGCTGCGGAGGAAACATCAAAACGACCAAAATATATAGTCCTATTATGAAAATCATCAATGGAATAATTCAGGCCCTCAGCGATACCTGTTCCTTCAGATGTTGCTTCGGCTGTTGAAAAAGATACTAGCATTATAAACGTCATTAATAGTAAAGCTATTTTCCTAAGCATTATATGCACCCCTTTTATTAAAATTTTTTTCTTAGTTCAATGACTTTTCCTACTATCTTGATTATATTTACATCTTCCCCCGTAAAAATCCTAGGTGGATATGCCTGATTGGCGGCTTCAAGTATTATCACTCCCTCGTGGTACCTAACACGCTTCAGAGTTCCTTCATTCCCGTTAATTATAACAACAGCCAATTCGCCATTTTCTACGGTACATTGTTTGCGCACAATGGCAATATCGCCGTCGGATATCCCGATATCTTTCATGCTATCGCCTTTGCAACTAAAAGCTAATATTTCGCCGCTAATCGCTTCGTCTACACACACATAGCCCTCAATGTATTCAAAAGCCAACCCGCCAGGTCCGCATTTTACGGAGCCGATGATTGGTATTTTTTTATTCTCTACAGGCATAGGAATATACCCGGGAATTTTTGTTACATCAATTTCATCAATTCCAGCAGGCGAATCACCCCAGCCCATCAGGAAGACTGGAGTGGTAGATAAGGCATCCGCTATTGCTTTAATCTTTTTTTGGGGCAATCCTCTTCCGTCCTTTTCTATTTTGTTGATGGATGACCTTGATTTGTACCCTACTCTTAGCGCAAGCTCTTCTTGCGACATTTCAAGATATTCTCTTCTTTGTTTTATTCTTTCACCAATATCCATTTTCTCACCGCCTGAAAAAAATTATAACATTGTGTTTAATATTTTTCAACAGTAAGGTGCAAAATATGTTGACAATAATTAAACATAATGCTAATATGACGATGTAGACAAAATGACTACAAGAAAGGAGGTGACAGAAAGATGACCAACACGGCGTTGCTTGAAAAGCTCATAGAAGAAAAGGGCTTAAAGCGTGGCTATATAGCTAAGAGACTCAATATCTCCTACCCTTGTTTAGCTAAGAAAATAAGAAACGAAGTTGATTTTAAAGCTGTTGAAATTCAAATTTTAGCAAATGTGCTAGATATCAAGGACACTAAGTTGCGTGACCAAATTTTTTTTGCCTAATTTGTAGACAAAAAGTCTACATAGGCTATGCAGAATGGAGGTAAACAAAATGGAAAAACCTAGCGACAGCGACCTGTTAGAGACTTGTACCCCCGGTGGCAAACGGGTACTTCAGTTCGATGCCACAAAAATTAGCAATGATATCCTTAGGATCTTAATGGCGAAGGGCTTTACGGTGGAAGAAATGGAACTCGTTTTTTCACTAACCCGGTATCGGGTGACGGGGACATTAACTTTTCCAAAATTGGAGAAAATGTGAAAGGGAGGTAAGCGCCATGGAAGACCTCAGGTTTAAAAACATCCACAGCGAGCAAGGCTTTTTTGATGATAGGTCATGCTCGCAGTTTGCGAATGTAATAGTCAAGTTTTTCCAAGACCCCGCTAACATGGCAGAATTCAAGGTTTGGCAGGCAAAGCGCAGGAAAGCTAAAGCCCTAGAAAGGAGTGAGCAAGGTGTTAATAGCTCAATACTTGGGGCATGAAAATCAATACGGCTTTATCAAATATCGAGTTTATACGCTGTGCGATTTTTACAGTAACAAAGGCATAACCGTAATGGACGCTTTTACCTGTGCCAACAAAACTTATGAAGATTTAAGTGGGTTTAGGCGTGATTGGGCGTTCGTATCTGATGCAGCTTATAAACGCAGGATCAGCGACGACCAGGCCTATTTTATCGCCGCAACAGCGATATCCTTAATAACCATGGCAATCTTAATCTGGCTGAGATGGGTGGGGTGACGACATGAAAATGAAAAGCGTTTCAAGAAAAATAGTGGGGGAGGGTTTTGAGAAATGCGATGACTGGTTTATGTGTAATAAACGGCACCAATGGTATCAACGAACTGTTTTAAAAAACGCCAGGGGCGATTATGTTTTATACCTTTGCGAAAACGGTATTTTTGGTTTGCAACACTCTGCTGGTATGCCCGAATATGGATTTGATGATTTTCTCGCGCAGGTTAGTTTTTATTCAGAGGCGGCAGCCAAAGAAACTACTGAGCTGTTAAAGGGATTAAAACTTAAAGGAATTATAGATTTTGAGGCGACGCCATGAAAGGGTGGCTATATTGTCAAAGCTGCGGGCGTTGTATCAGTAAATTCAAGATTGTCGAACCTGGCGCAAAAGTCGTCTGCCTGTACGGCTGCAAGCCTAAGCAGCGGAGGCTAAAAACGCTGAAAAGGAATAAAGAGAGGAGAGGTGAGGAATGACGGGGATTATAATGGCACCGTTTGAAACATTTTCAGAACATGACGAGCGAATAAAAAGCAAAGAACCCTACAGCGACGTTTTTATACAGCGTTGTCGAGCAAAAGCACTTGAGTATGATCGAGAAGATATATTTTTGAGGACCTGTTTACTGACAAGTCTTAAACGGTGTTTGCCTTTGCATCAGCAATCAAAAGTGTTTGAAGGTATAAGTTTTTAAAAGAGGTGAAGTCCTGGCTTAAGGAGTGATAAAGAATATGGAATCGTCGCACAAAAAAAAGAGCCTGCAGCGCAGGAACGCTAACAAGCTCAAGAACCAAATAATTCACCTAAAGTATAACACAAAAAGAGAGGATGTAAATAATATGAAAATCAAATTAGAAATCGAATCAGAGAGTACAGCAGATTTTAGCAGAGGAATAGCGGGTTTGGTGGAGAGACTGGGCTATATGTTGCGAACTGAGGAGTTACCTGCGGATACCGTAGCAATTACGAACGTAAGTGAGGGGTTACCTGCAGGCAGAACCGTAAGCGCAGAGGTGCTTAAAACGATGACCATACCGGAGCTTAAAGAGATAGCGGTGGATACGCATATAGACCTTACAGGCAAGCGCACCAAAGCTCAAATACTCGAAGCTCTTGGCGTAATTGAAGAAGAGCTTGTCAAAGAACCTGAACCAACACAGCTGTTAAATACCGATAATATTATCGTCGGCGGTAACGGCGGGTCGGGACCTGAACCAGCAAAGGAACCTGAGGCGGTTATAACCATTGAAGACGCAAGAGCCAAAGCAACTAAGTTACTGAAAGCCGACCCCACTAACCGCGAGAAAGTAGCGGCCGCTCTTAAAGCTTGTGGCGCCAGCAAGCTTACAGATATCACAGCCCCTGAGGATCTAAAGAAATTTGTAGGACTTTTGGAGGCGAAATAATGGCCGCACATGCCTTCCTCTCCGCCTCAGGCTCTAAGCGTTGGATGTCCTGCCCGCCGTCGGCGATGCTTGAAACCAAATACCCTGATAAGGGTAGCATATACGCTCAAGAAGGCACTGTAGCACACGAGCTGTCAGAAATTACTCTGCGCAACCTTTTAGGCGAGTTAGAAACAAAAGCCTACAGTAAGAAGCTTGAGGCCCTTAAGTCTAACAGTAAGGACTTTTATAGCGCAGAAATGGCAGACTACGCATACGTATATGTCGACATTGTGATGCAAAAATACGCCGAGGCTAAAAAACTTACCCACGACGCTACTATTATTATCGAAGGGAGGCTGGACTTCTCCCCCTGGGTACCGGAGGGTTTTGGTACCGGTGACGCTGTCATTATCGCCGACGGCAGGATGGAGATTATCGATCTCAAATATGGTAAAGGCGTGCCCGTTTCCGCTGAGAATAACTCGCAGATGAGGCTTTACGCACTAGGCGCTTATAACAGTTTCGGTCTATTGTATGACGTTGATATGGTGACTTCCACGATAGTACAGCCGCGGCTTGACTCAGTAACGACTGAGGAGAAGACCATAAGCGATTTACTGCTATGGGGCGAGGGCGTAAAAAAGATAGCGGATTTAGCTATCAAGGGCGACGGTGATTTTTGCGCCGGTGCTCATTGTCAGTTCTGCAAGGCCGCTGTACAGTGCAGAGCTCTCTCGGATTATAACCTGGAGTTAGCCAAATACGAATTTGCCCATGCTGACACTCTAACCGACGAAGAGATAGCGGATATCCTGCTACGCGAAAAGACCTTCAGTAATTGGCTAAAAGCCATTAGCGATTATGCTCTGGCCGAAGCCGTAGACAAGGACAAGAAGTGGCCGGGCTTTAAATTGGTAGAGGGCAGGAGCAACAGAGTTATTATCGATGCGGCAGCCGCAGCTCAGACGCTTCTTAAGCAGGGTTATCAAAAAGTAGATGTATATCGTCCGGAAGAACTCAGAACCATCGGCGACCTTGAAAAACTAACCGGGAAAAAGAAGTTCGGTGAGCTATTAAACGCATACATCGACAAGCCACCCGGTAAACCTGCTCTAGTACCCGAATCAGACAAACGTCCGGTTTGGTCGCCTAAAAGTTCAGTTGAAGAAGATTTTAAAGATAAAATTAACGACTAAAAAAAGAAAGAAGGATAAAAATTATGACAACAACTAAATCAGCAACTAAGGTAACAACTGGGAAGGTAAGACTCTCTTACGCTAATATTTGGAAAGCACGCGCAATTAAAGAAGGTGACGAACCAAAGTATTCCGTGTCCATAATCATACCAAAAACGGATAGATCAACAATAGCTAAAATTGCAGCAGCCATTAAAGCGGCTAAAGCAGAGGGGAAGGATAAGCTTGTTAATAAGCAGGGCGTTATGCCCGAAGCCCTTAAAATTCCACTACGGGACGGAGATACTGACGAAACAAAAGCCGGCGACCCAGCTTATGCCAACAGTTATTTCCTTAACTGCTCTAGCAGGCAGCGCCCTAAGATAGTTGATAGGAACTGCGAGGCCATCTTAGACGAGGAAGCCGTTTATTCCGGCTGTTACGCCAGGGTATCTCTCAACTTTTATGCCTTTAACACCAACGGTAACAAAGGTATTGCCGCCGGACTTGGCAATATACAGTTCTTGGCTGATGGCGAAGCTCTCGGTGGTTCTAGCAGACCTGAAGACGATTTCGCCGATGCACCTGATGACGACGTTGCCGATATATTAGGCTGACCCCATGAAGAGATTAGGGATTGACCTTGAAACGTATTCATCCGTCGACATTAAAACAGCCGGTACTTATGCCTACGTCAATTCCCACGACTTTGAAATCCTGCTTTTCGGCTATGCTTTTGACGACGACCCCGTTCAGGTAGTCAGCCTTGTAGAGGGAGAGGAGCTGCCTGCAGATGTTCTGCAGGCGCTTTTTTCACAAGGAGTGCTAAAAACTGCCTATAATGCTAATTTTGAGATGACTTGTTTGGCCAAATACTTTAAGCGCCCGATGATATTAAATCAATGGGCTTGTACCTCCGTTCTTGCTCTTACTCTAGGGTTACCGGGTTATTTAGACGGAGTAGCAAAAGCCTTAGGTTTTCCGGAAGAAAAACAAAAAATGTTTGAAGGAAAACGGCTTATTACCTACTTCTGCAAGCCTTGTAACCCCAGTAAGATAAATGAGGGCCGGACAAGAAACCTGCCTGAGCATGACGCTGAAAAATGGGCTAAGTTTAAAGAATATAACGCCCAGGACGTTATTGTCGAACGCGAGGTATTGCATAAGTGTGAAAAGTACCGCCCGAACGCTTTTGAGTATGCGCTTTGGCAGTTTGATCAACGCATGAACAACAAAGGGGTGATGCTTGACATACCCTTTATCGGAAATGCAATTATACTCGACGGCATAGCTAAAGAAAAAGCAACAGAAGAGTTAAAAGCTATGACAGGCTTAGATAACCCAGCCTCAGTTATGCAGTTCAAGAGCTGGTTAGAAAACCAGCTTAACACAAAAATAGAAAGTATAGATAAGGCGCATATGGGAGAGCTCCTAAAAGCTAATATACCAGCAGAAGTCGTCAAAGCCATAAGGCTTAAACAGCTAATAAGCAAGACATCGGTCAAGAAATATGCCGCAATGCTTAACAGCGTATGCGACGACGGAAGAATCCATGGCGTATTGCAGTTCTACGGCGCCAATCGTACCGGCCGATGGGCGGGACGATTAGTGCAATTACACAACTTGCCTCAAAACCATTTGGCAGATTTGGACGATGCGCGTAATTTGGTTAAAGCTGGGGATCACGATATGGTTGAAATGCTTTACGGCAATGTTCCTAATGTGCTAAGTCAACTCATACGTACCGCTCTCGTAGCCAGTCCGGGCAGAAGATTCATAGTCGCAGACTTTTCAGCCATAGAAGCTAGAGTTATAGCTTGGCTTGCGGATGAAAAGTGGAGGCAAGAGATTTTTGCCACGACAGGAAAAATCTACGAGGCGTCAGCCTCTAAGATGTTTCATATCCCTATCGAGGAGATAACTAAGTTAAACCCTGCAAGGCAGAAGGGCAAAGTTGCTGAATTAGCGCTTGGCTATCAAGGAGGACCAGGAGCCCTGGTAACTATGGGCGCACTCAATATGGGGCTTGAGGAATCTGAGCTTCAGGGCATCGTTGACAAATGGCGGGCCGCCTCGCCAAATATCGTGAAATTTTGGCATGACGTTGATGCCTTGGCAAAAGAAGCAATAACTCAAAAAAGGACAACAACGTATAAGCACGGTCTAGCTTTTTGTGCTGAAAAAGGGATGCTTTTCATACGCTTGCCTAGCGGCCGAAGAATTGCTTACGTAAGGCCCCGGATGGGCACGAATCGTTTTGGCGGCAGCACTATAACCTACGAAGGCCTGAACCAAGAGACCAAGAAGTGGGTAAGGCTAGAAACTTACGGAGGGAAGTTAGTGGAGAATATTGTGCAAGCCACCGCAAGGGACTGCTTAGCGGCAGCCATGCTGAGGCTTGATGCCACAGGGTATCAAATACTGTTTCATGTGCACGATGAAGTTATCATCGAAGCACCGCTGGGGGAGGGTTCCTGCGAAGAGGTTGTACAGATAATGAGCCAAAACGAGCCATGGATGCAAGGGCTGTTACTTACAGCGGATGGATATGAAACACCCTACTACAGAAAGGATTGATTGAATTGGTAAATAAAGAATATAGCGATGCATTTAGATCCGTGGAACGCCAAATAGAGGTTTTTGCAGAAATGCAGGAAGCGCTTGCTAAGAACATGGACAAGCTATCGCCTGAAGAAAAGGTGGAACTCGAAGGATATATAGATAACCAAAAGCGGCAATGTGAATTGTTTTTAAAACTTAAGCCCGAAACAAAGTCAGTGCCAAAGCAAGAACCGCAGCCTAAACCAGAGCCAAAGAAGGTCAAGGAAGAAGTCGAAGAGGATAATTTTGACGACCTTTTAGGCTAGCAAAAAGGAGACCTTACACTATGGAACTTATCAGAATAGAAACACCAAGACCTTTTACCGCTATTAGGGAAATCAGAGCGGACAGTTGCTATCGCACTGACGGCGTATGCCTGCAATATTGTGCCGAATGCGGTCAAGTTTTTTCAGCCGTTTTTGGATACGCGCCCGGTTGTGGCTGGTCTAAATGGCGCGGGGATATGTTCTTTTGCCCCGACTGTGGGAGACTGCATTCTAGCAATTATTTGTCCGCTACAAGATACAAGGGCCAAAAAAGCCAATGGCTGCCCTTCAACCTGACGATAACCTTAAAGGAGTTTAAAAGCCATTTCAGCCTGCGGGTGACAGCCAATTGCGTTAAGTTCACTGCTGACGGCGAGGACGTTGAGTACAAAATTATAAGGGAGTCTTTAATCTTTGATGTTAAGCAACAAAAAGTTGTTTTTAAAAGCAGTAACGGTGTAGCAGAGCTTGAATTAGGGAACCCTTACAGCGCAACACTTTTTTTAAACACCAGCCTTTTAAGGTACATAATACCGGAAAGCACGGTTTGGCAGGCTCAAAAAAAAGAAGCAAACTTACTGCTTAAGTACCTCCGGGACGGCATCACAAAAAAAATGAAAGCGATTCACGGCATTGACTTAAAAGCAATGAGCATTCCAGCCGGAAAACGCTATGGCCTCTTCCTACTGCCGATAGTAAATATAGCCTGGCGCATTGCTTGCCCCGACGCGGGAAATCTCCCCCTGTATGAAATAGTAGAGGGCTCTTACCCCTCTTACAAAGAACTTTTAGAAATCCATAGGTTGCGTTGCGGGGCTCCTCCAGCGAGGGCAATAGATTTCCTCATTGCTCTTACCAGAAAAGGGTTGTCTTACCCGCAAGCGGTTGCCAAAGCCTATAAGATGCCGGATACGAAGTCTGTAAGAAAACTGCTGGCAAAGAGTGATATCTTTGAGGCAGGAAGAATTAAGACGGGCTTTAGCCTGATGAAAAATTACAAATATCAAATTCTTGCTGCTAAATTCTTGCTGCTAGAAAATGGAGTGTTTGATTTGTCTGCTGGGGGCAGGCCGGTAAGTTTCATTAAAGAAGTAGCCTTAAATGCTGGAGACAAACTAGCCGCGAACCTGCTAACCAATTATAAAAAACTGCGAACCTGGGACAGCGCAATTATGTACTACAAACTCACTGATCAAAACAAAGAGCGTTTTTGGTCGGAAAAGCTGACCGCCGAAAGGATGCACGACTGGCTCGTGGACGTATGGGATGCGCAAGCGAACCCGAATTATGACCTCGCCGTGCCCGAAGCTATCGTAAGAAGAGTGGAAATGCAGAAAGACACAATAAAATTCTTCGTGCCAGACACTGCGTATAAGCTAAAAGCGGCAGGCAAGGAACTGCATAACTGCGTAGGTTCATATGCCGACAGCGTGCTTGAGGGGGAATGCTGCATAGTGCTGGTTGCGGACGACCTAGGTAAATTAAAAGTCTGCCTTGAGATTGCCGACGGTGAAATAAGGCAGGCAAAGCTTGTTAACAACAGACCCGTCAGTAATGACAAAGTTTTAAATGCTGAAGTGCTGAAATGGGCGAAAGAAGCAAAGCTTACAATTGCAACACCTGATGTAAAAGTTGAAGAAAATACTAATTTAGAGGCTGCGGTATGAAGTTAGAACACGACGGAAAAATAACAATAGCAACGGGGTACAGCCGGACAGCCAAGCGCTGGAAAAACAAGGAGATGCTTTGGTCAGAATTCCTGGCCAAGCTCTCTGAGACTACCCGGACCCGTGAGACCCTAGCCGAGTACCTCGCCCTGCCAAAGGCCGAACAGGACAAGATCAAAGATGTTGGAGGGTTCGTCGGCGGTTATGTAAAAGATGGGCGCAGGGTAGCTGGTAACGCGAAAAAGCGTTACATCATCACCCTTGACGCCGACTTTGGCGACGACACGCTGCTATCAACGCTTGACGTGCTTTATGGCAACACCGCCTATGCGGTTTACAGCACCCACAAGCACTCAACTGAACGGCAACGGCTCCGTATCCTCCTGCCCCTGGCAGAGCCTGTCGGGCCTGACGCCTATCAAGCTATCAGCCGGCGAATCGCCAGCGATATCGGCATAGATCTGTTTGACGACACTACGTATGAGCCAGAACGACTCATGTACTGGCCTAGCACGCCGGCAGACGGCGAGTACGTCTACACCCAAAACGACGCCGATTGGCTGGAACCGAAGGACATTCTATCCCGGTATGACGATTGGCATGACGTGACCACTTGGCCGGAGTCGTCAAGGCAGGCGGGCATAAGACGAACGGAGGCGAAGAAGCAGGGAGATCCCCTGGCTAAGACCGGAATAATAGGGGCTTTCTGCCGTGCTTATTCAATTGACGAAGCAATTGAAGCCTTCCTTCCGGACGTTTATGAACACTGCTCAGCGGAGGGCAGATACACCTATAAGGAAGGAAGCACGAACGCGGGACTCGTAGTTTATGAAAACAAATTCGCGTACAGCCACCATGGCACAGACCCTATAAGCGGCAAGCTGGTAAACGCCTTCGATCTCGTAAGAATACATTTATATGGCTTGCAGGATGAGGATGCCGAGCTGCAGGTTAACAAGCAGCCAAGCTTTAAGGCTATGAGCGAATTAGCCTCGCAGGACAACCGCGTTAAAGAAGAGCTTGACCGCTCCATGCTTGAGGCAGCCAAGGAGGACTTCGGCGAAATAATGGACGATACCTCCTGGATGAAGGACCTTGACCGGCAACCCAAAACAGGGCAGATAGACGCAACACCGAAGAACGTAAAAATAATACTTGAGAATGACCAAAACCTTGCCGGCAAGGTAGCTTATAATGATTTCTCCTTTGGCACGGTCCTGTTAAAGGACGTGCCCTGGCGGGGCAAGGTGCAGGGAGAGCTTTGGGACGACCGGGACGACTCCTGCCTGCGCAATTATCTATCTAACGTGTATGGGATAAAAGGCACGCAGATCATAGCGGATGTTTGCGCTGAAGTTTTTAGCAAGCAGCATTTCCACCCTGTAAAGGATTACATAAAGGCCCTCGAATGGGACGGGCTGAAAAGAATAGACACCCTGTGGATTGACTACCTAGGGGCTGAAGACAGCGAGTACACGAGAGCCGTAACAAGAAAGCACCTCGCGGCAGCAGTGGCAAGGGTTATGCGCCCCGGCTGTAAGTTCGACAACGTTATCATCCTATGCGGCCCCCAAGGCATAGGCAAGAGCACCATGCTTAAGAAGCTCGGCAAGAACTGGTTTTCTGACAGCATAACTTCGGTACAAGGCAAGGAAGCGTATGAACAACTGCATGGCGTTTGGATCGTTGAGATGGGAGAGCTTTATGCTACCAGGAAGGCCGAAAGCGAAGCGGTAAAGCAGTTCCTTTCTAAGACGGAAGACATCTTCAGGCAGGCTTATGGGCGCCGCACAAAGGCTTTCCCGCGGCAATGCGTGTTCTATGGCACTACTAACGATACTCTGTTTTTGAGGGACAGGACAGGCAATAGGCGGTTTTGGCCGATAGAGGTTGGCACGCAGCCACAGGTCAAGGATTTCGTGGATTTTGATGACGAGGTCGACCAGGTCTGGGCCGAAGCGTATCAGATTTATAAAGCCGGCGAGAGCCTGTTCCTTGACGCAAAGACCGAGAAGGAAGCACGCAGACAGCAGGACAGGCATTCGGAGGAGTCAGAGAAAACCGGGCTCATACTGGAATACCTGGAACGCAAGCTGCCGGAGAACTGGGCTGATATGAACCTATATGAGCGGCGGGAATTCTTGGAAGGCGACGAGCTGCAGCAGAAGGGAACCGTAGAGCGTCATAAGGTGTGCGTCCTTGAGATATGGTGCGAGGTTTTGGGGGGAGACCCTAAGAACCTTAACAGCTTGATGTCCAGGGAGATAAACAGCATCTTGCGAAGACTGCCTGACTGGGAAGAAGCACAGAGATTAAAGTTTGGAAAGCTGTATGGGCAGCAACGTGCTTTCGTGCGGAGGACAAAATAGCGGTGACAAAGTTCTTGTCACCGGTGACAAACTTTAGAGTACTAAAGCGCGATTTTGCAAGGACCGCGGGTAAAAAAAAAAAATTATGTAAGCATAAAATTGGTGTAACGGTGACAAGGGTGACAGTTCTAAGATTTTGTCACCGGTGTTTGTCACCGGCATAAAGGGCATAGCAAAGCCCCGATAAGGGCCTAGGGTGACAAAGGTGACAAAAATAATAGTAATATAATATTTAGTTAATATATACGTGTATACGCGCGTAAGGAATATAAGGTATATAGGACTAAGAGAAAATCTTGTCACCTCTGTCACCGACTCAAATATTTAAGGTAGGTGTCCGTATGGAGTGTACAGAAAGAGAAATAGAAAGTTTTTTGGTAAATAGGGTAAAGGCTTTAAAAGGTATGGCTAGGAAATGGGTAAGCCCTGGGTGGTCTGGGGCGCCGGACAGGATAGTCCTGCTGCCTGGTGGCAGGGTTGCCTTCGTGGAATTAAAGAAACCCGCTGAACAACCGAGAAGATTACAACTGAAGCGCGCTAAGGAATTACAAGCCTTGGGGTTCAAGGTTTTCTGCGGGGTGGATTCCAAGGCCGAGGTTGAAAGGCTGCTTGAGGAAGTGAGCCGATGAAGTTTATCCCACATAAGTACCAGCAGTACAGCATAGAACGCATAATAAAGAACAAAGCGGTAGGACTCTTCCTTGACATGGGGCTGGGCAAAACCGTGTGCACTCTGACTGCTATCCAGGACCTGATGTATGACTATTTCGCCATAGCAAGGGTTTTAGTCATAGCGCCTAAGAAGGTAGCCGAAAGCACCTGGGATATTGAAGCCTCTAAATGGGATCACACCAAGGGGCTTAAGATATCAAAGGTTTTAGGCGATGAGAAACAACGAAAAAGGGCTCTTGCCACGGAGGCTGATATCTACGTCCTTAACCGCGAAAACGTGGTTTGGCTTTGCGAGTACTACGGGTGGCACTTGCCGTTCGACATGCTGGTACTTGATGAGAGCAGCAGTTTTAAGAACCGAAACGCAAAGAGGTTTAAAGCGATTCGCAAGGTAAGGACTTTCTTCGATAGGATAGTCGAACTTACAGGGACTCCTACCAGTAATGGCCTGTTAGATTTGTGGGCGCCACTTTATCTACTAGATTATGGCAAGCGGTTAGGCAGGACGATATCCTCCTACAGGGGCAAATATTTCCTGCCTGATGCAAGAAACGGGCAGATAGTTTACAGCTATAAGATACTGCCTAATTCGGACAAATTGATACATAAAGCCATAGGGGACATTTGCTTTTCGATGTCTGCCGCGGACTGGCTGGAAATGCCAGAAAAGATTATTAATATAATAAATGTCGAGCTTGATGCCTCGGCACGGTCAAAGTATAAAGAGCTTGAGCGGGAAAAAATCCTGGAATTTCAGGGGGCTGATGTTACAGCCGGTACCGCGGCGGTGCTATCTAATAAGCTTTTACAGCTTGCGAATGGGGCCATCTACGATGATGACAAGGGGGTCCAGCAGGTGCATGACGCGAAGTTAGAAGCCTTGGCGGAGATAGCGGAAGCAAACGATAAGCCGGTATTAGTTTTTTACAATTTCAAACACGACCTATCGCGTATCAAGGTTAAATTCCCGTATGCGCGGGCGCTTATGACGAATGAGGATGTAAATGACTGGAACGCAGGGAAGGTCCGGATGCTTTTAGCGCATCCCGCATCGGCTGGTTATGGCTTGAATCTCCAAGCCGGGGGGAGCGTTATCGTTTGGTTCGGCCTAACATGGAGCCTTGAACAGTATGAGCAGGCGAACGCAAGACTTTACAGGCAGGGGCAGAAGGAAGCAGTAATAATTCATCATCTTGTCGTTAAGGGCACGATTGATGAGCAGGTAATGGCAGCGATTGAAAGCAAGAAGGCCGGACAGGATGCATTGCTTGAAGCTGTTAAGGCCAAGATAAAGGAGTATGGGAAATGAAAAAGTCTAAAACAAAAATTAAGCAGAGTAGTCGCCCGCCTTGCCCCGAACCTTTGGGCGTGTGTCCAATAAACCAGCAAGGGCGATGTTGCCATTATTGCCCTAGCAAGGGCAGGTGTTCGTTGGGAGTTTGCCACAGATTACCCAGTAAATGCGGATTGTGGTGGAATAGAGATAAGCAATTATGAGAGGAGATATGTAATGTTAACGATATATGTGGCACACCCATTCAGTGGCGACCCCGAAGGCAACATGAAAAAGATTGACAAAATCATGAAAGAGCTGACCGAAAAGAACCCTAACGACTGTTTTATTTCACCTTTGCATAATTTTTCGTATGATGAAGGGTCATCGGAAGCGCAGATTTTAGCACGATGCTTTAAATTGATTGGCAGTTGCGACGAGCTTTGGGTGTACGGTAACTTTGAAACAAGTGTAGGCTGCCGTGCGGAAATGGCTTTTGCCACGTTTTTGGGGATAACAATTATCAGGAAGTGGGGGTAAATGATTTGCTTAGTCCAAAAGCTTTTTTGATTAAAAAGACACTACAGCAGTCATATTACGTGCAAAAGTTATTAGACGCTGACGTCGACAAACGCACTGAGCTGAGGTCAATAATGGAAAAAGTCAATTCGCCATGGTCAGCGGTGCCTTGTAGCGGAGGCGGTGGAGATAAGATTGCTAACGCCTTGGGAATGCTGGAAGAGCTGGAGCAACAGATATCCACAGACATTAAGAGGTTGTCTGACGTGCTGACTGTTAACCGTATGCTTATTGATTCGTTGGACAACTACAATCACCGCATCGTGCTTACCAAGCGTTATGTTAATTTTGAGCCTTGGCCGGTTATTGCACGCGATATGCACTATGATAGAGCGACTATTATAAGAATAAGTCAAGCTGCTTTAGAGTGCTTAGCCCAAAAAAAGTAAAAGATGCGACGAAATGTCACTGTCAAGTTGTGTTATAGTTAAGGTAGAGAAATTCGCAAGAGCCACTAAGTGTAAAAAGCTTAGTGGCTCTTTTAATGCGACGAAGGGGGCGTGAGCGAATGGCAAAACTAACTAAAAAGCAGGCAAGATTTGTAGAAGAATACCTGCTAGACCTAAACGGTGCGCAGGCAGCCATTCGTGCCGGCTATTCGCCTGATAGCGCCAAGGAGATCGCAAGCGAAACATTAACAAAACCTAACGTCCGCCGTGCAGTTGCGCAGGCTATGGCGGAAAGGTCTAAGCGCACGGGGATAAACCAGGACCGAGTGATAAATGAATTGGCTAAGATAGCTTTTGCCAATATGCGCAATTTTGCCGAATGGGGCCCCCGAGGTATGAAGCTTAAAGCAAGCGGGCTCTTAACGCAGGAGGATGCTGCCTGTGTTGCTGAAGTAAGCGAGAGTATTGGAAATACTATGAAAAAGGCTATTAAGCTGCATGACAAAAAAGGAGCCCTGGAACTGCTTGGCAGACACCTAGGGATGTTTAAAGATAATGCGAATGACGTGGATAAGGATTTGACAATCAACATTGTTTACGGACGCCCCCCTGAAGGACCACCCGATGGCTAAAGCCTCTATCTATTTCAACCCGGTTTTTGAGAGTGCTAATGCCACGCACAAGCGCTATAGGATTATGAAAGGCAGTGCGGGCAGTGGTAAAAGCGTCGATGTCGCCCAGGATTATATTGTAAAGCTGTCTGACCCAAGCTATGCGGGGGCTAACCTTTTAGTCGTCAGGAAGATAGATGAGTCGAATAGGGATAGTACCTTCGCAGAACTAAACGCGGCCATTCAGCGGGTATTTGGTGCTTCGTGGCCAAAGTACTGGAGGATTAACCAGTCGACGCTGCGCATGACGTGCAAGCTTACCGGGAATGAAATCATATTTCGTGGAATGAAGGACAGCAAACAGCGAGAAAAAGTTAAATCTATCACGTTCGTACGCGGAAAATTAATTTGGATATGGATTGAGGAAGCCACCGAGCTAGATGAAAATGACATTGAGATTCTAGATGACCGCTTGCGTGGGCATTTAGACAATCCATTTTTATACTACCAAATAACGGCGACCTTTAACCCGATTAACAAAAGCCATTGGCTGAAACGTAAATTCTTTGATTACAAAGACTCTGATACATTTACACACCATTCTACTTACCTAACCAACCTGTTTATAGATGCGGCGTATAAGCGCCGTATGGAGCGCAGGAAGCAGTTAGATCCTGATGGGTATAGAGTGTATGGACTGGGGGAATGGGGCGAAACAGGGGGCCTTATACTCTCGAAGTATGTAGTTGATACCTTTGACGAGGACTTTGCGCATTACGACAAAGTCGTGTTGTCGCAAGACTTTGGGTTTAACCATGCGAACGTTATTTTGTCTGTAGGCTTCAAAGACGTGACAGTCGAAGCTGGTGACCTTTACGTCTTTGACGAGATATACGAATTTGAAAAAGACACAGGCGAAATAATCGCCATAGCGAACCAAAAGGGATTGGACAAACGCATGCGCATGTGGTGTGATTCTGCTAATCCCGACAAGATAAAGACCTGGAAAAAAGCTGGATATGCTGCTAAAGGTGCAAATAAAAACCAAGGCAGCGTGAAGGCGCAAATTGATATCTTAAAGGTCCTGAATATACACATACACCCGCGTTGCAAGAACACTATTAAAGAGATTCAAGCGTGGAAATGGAAGAAAGATGCGGCAAGTGGTCTTTACTTAGACGAGCCTGTAGAGGTATTTGATGATGCCATGGCTGCGTTGCGTTATTCGATTGAGGATGTAAGGCACGGAGACGCTAAGCCGTGGACGGCGTATGTTGATTACTAAGGGAGGTTAAAAAATGGCAATGAATGCAGCTGAAGCGGCAGTAGCTAAAGGGACTGCGAGGCAGCGGATTAAAGGCTGGAAGAAAAAAGACAAAGGGGTTTCTTTTCAGATGCTGCGTGACGCTTATTACGGCACCGGCGGGTTTGAAGACGGGGAATACCTTATTCAGCATAAGCGAGAGAAGGCGGATAAGTATAATAAACGCCAGGAATTAGCGTATTATCTGAATTATACAGCCCCTTGCGTTAACAGCCATGTTGACCCTATTTTCAGGCAGGAGATAAAGCGTGACTGGAAGGGACCGGGTTCTACTCTTTGGGAGCAGTTCACCGAAAACACCGATAATGCCGGGACTAAGATTCAAGGATTAGCTAAACGCGCGGCATTAGGGGCTAAGCTTTTCGGGGTCAATTTTATCGTTATGGATAATGCTAAAGAGCAGCCTGAAACGCTAGGGCAAGCAATTGATTCGCATGTGCTGCCATATGCTTTTATAGTTGAGCCCGATCGCGTATTGCCCGAGCAAGTTAAGACTGATCGCTTTGGACGGCTGACCCAGTTCAGCTACATTGAGCCAAAAGACCGTGACGGTGTTAACCAAGCGGATGATGACTACAATATCCGTACGTGGACTACGACGGGCTGGGTACTTACAGATAAAGACGGCAAGTTATTGGAACAGGGAGAGCATAGCCTTAAGCGCGTACCCGTAACAGTATGGCCGAGTAGGGAGATGGACCCGGCTGTTGTTTTCCAGCCTAGCGAGTTTGCGGCCATCGTAAAGACGAATCATCATCTTTATCAGCTTTGCAGCTGGCTGTCTGAAATATTACAAAATCAAGCTTTTTCGATACTCATATACCCGAGCCGAGAAGGCACGGCGCTGACAATTGGTACAGATAATGCCTTAGGCTTTGATGGTGAAGCGAGTCATGCGCCGGCGTTTATAGCACCACCCGCTGACCCTGCTACGATGCTGGAGAACCAAATTGACAGGCTGATACAGGAAATATACCGCATGGCCAACTTAACGCTGGTCACAGGCGTGCAGAAACAGACGTCAGGTGTTTCAAAGGCGTGGGATTTCGAGCGAACAAATCAAACCCTATCAGACTTCGCGGCTAATTGCCAAGCGGCTGAAAAGGATTTAGCAGACGTATTCGCTCTTTGGGTTGGGCAGGCTCTGACTTACACAGTCGAGTACCCGACGGACTTTAAGATAGTAGATGTAGCGGACGAGCTGGCTAACGCTGAAACAGCAGTTGGGCTCAACCTTGGCAGCACGTTCTTGATTGAAGTAGCTAAAAAGGTACTAGCGGCTTACCTGCCTGGTCTTGACACCAAGGTGTTTGACAAGGTTGTTGCCGAAATTGAAGCGAAAGGCACAGATGAACTGATGAGCCGCATAGGTTCTTACACGGGCAAGCCCGCCGAATCAGCAAATATTGGGGCTTTAACAGGCATCATCAAGCAGTTGCTTCAGGTTGATGGTATTGACCCCGCTCTGAAAGCTAAAGCAGAAGAAGCGTTGAACGGTAGTAGTGCAGCATAGGAGGGGAGCCAATGGCCAAAGCCCCGGCAAAAGAACTAATAAATTTATTGACAAATAAATGGTCTGGGAACTTCAAAGCCAATGCGAGTATAGTCGTACAAAGAGTTATAGAACTTGTCGAGCAAGGGAGTACCGCACAAGCGGCTGTTAACCAGGCCTTTATTGAAAGCGAGTTCGCTGCTAAAAACAAAGCCGCCTTGGACAGCACGTTATTCGAAGCAGCGGCTTACGGGTACGGCATAATGCCTAATTTGGTGATAGGCAAAAAGGCTATTATAGAAAAGCTCACGTCCTTACCTTGGGCTCCTGACAATATGCCCTTATCTACGCGCCTGCATGGCCTTAATAACGTCATGAAAGCCACTATTGGTGACGTTATTAAGGCGAACATGACTGAGGGGACAAACGCTGTTAAGCTTGCACGTGAGCTCTATGACGGTTATAACTCTAGCAAGGTTTTGAATACCGCCGAGCTTCCGTCATATCTACAGCAGTTGGATAAATACGCCAAAAAGGCTATATCCGAGGGCGTGTCACCTGATATTGACACAGTGCGTGACTATCGCCAAACGCTAAAGAGAGCAACTAGATTGGTTGATGGGATGAGCGAGGGAACGAATAAACCACTAAAAGCAGCCTATAAGCAACTTTTAGATGCCACGCAGGGCTTTAGTTCTGAAAGCCTAAAAAAGGCGGTTTACGTGGCCGCGCAGGAGCGTAGCAGATATTTTGCTGAAAGAATTGCAAGGACGGAGATAGCGAGGGCTTGGGGAGACGGGTTCTTAGCAGAAACTATTGAGGATCCAGACGTTGTGGCTTATAAATGGAGGTTGTCAAGCAGTCATCCCGCTTTCGACATATGCAATTTTCATGCCAATGCTGACCTTTACGGTCTTGGCCCGGGCATATACCCAAAGGATAGGTTACCAAGTTATCCGGCGCACCCGCATTGTAGGTGTTTGCTGGAAGAGGTCTTTAAAGGCGAAATTGATTTGAATAAGGGGAAGGACAATAATGTTGAAAAGCTTGGGCGTCGTTACTTAGAGGCGCTTGATGAAAGCCAACAGACTGACCTGTTAGGTCAAAAAGGCGCCCAGGATTTTAATAAAGGGGAAGACTGGCAGCAGCATCTTAAAAATTGGCAAGGGCATTCTAACCCGGTTACAAGGCTTGTACAGTCGGATTTTAGCCTTGATTATAGTAAAGCGTTTACAGCTGAAAACCTTATAATACCAAAGGATAAATTAGTAAAATACGCTCTAAATAAAGAGCATAAACTAGGAGGTCCAAAAGCTGTTGCATTTGAAAAAGCTTTGGGTTATACTAAAGATAATTATAAGGATTTGTCCGACAAAGTTAAAAACAGCATAAGTGATTTTGACATAGTAAATAAAGGGGCAACAAAGCACGGCGTTAAATTCGAAGTACTGATGACGCTGACGGGTCCTAATTGTAAAAGCGCTAATGTTATTACCGGGTGGATTATTAAAAATAATGAGCAACAACCAAGGATGACAACAATTTATGTTACCGGAAAGGAGGTAGGGAAGAAATGACAAGCCCGAAAGAACTTGATGTAGTACGATTAAGAGATGGCCGAGTAGGCACTATCTTAGAGGTTTTTGATAGCCCTCTTGCCTACCTCATTGAAACGGATGAAGATATGAGCCTTTGGCCGGAAGTAGGCCCGGAAGAAATTGCTGAAATAACATACACTTCAAAATAACAAATTAATACCCGAAGAGACCTGATAAAATTCAGGTCTCTTTTCTTTTTGAAAGAAAGGGGCAAAAAATGGCAAGAGATGAACCAAAGCAGGAATAAACCTGCTAAAACTGAGAGGGAGAAGGGTAGCAAAGGAGGGATAAGGTAAAAATAGACCAAGTGTTATATAGCATAACTAGAACGGCAGGCCCGATTTTAGTAGAGAATAAAGCGTGTTGTGGCGCTATTACCTATAATCAAAACGAGATTGAGGTACTTACTGACTTAGGCAAGAGCGCAGAAGTAGTCACGCTAGTGCATGAAATAGTGCACGGCATAACCTATGAGAGAGGTATTAACACTCTAATAAAGGATGAAAGCGTGGAAACCTTCACGGAGGAAATGGCAAAGGGGATAATTCAATTAATTAGGGATAACCCTGACCTGGTTAATTACGTATCAGGTAAATAATAGCAACAAGGCCCTGGCGGCCACAAAATATATGCCCTGGCGGCAAAAGGAGTTTTTAAAATGGCTTATACACTTCAAGAAATCTACGCAGCCCTGGCGGCTGCGCAAAACGGTCCTGCTATGTTGCTTGACTTGCAAAATGAGGTTAGTAACTTACGTAGTGAAGCAGCAAACCAAAGAACGTCTAAGCAAAAGGTATTGCAAGCATTAGGGATTCAAGACGGCGCCGAAGTCGACACGGCAGTCGCTGGAATTCGTACTACCCTTGAGGCTTTAAAATCAAGTGGCAAGAAACCGGATGAGATGGGTACCCAGTTTGATCAACTATCAGCAGACGTCAAACGTTTGTCGGATGAACTTGCGGCTGAAAAGCAAGGCAGGCAGCAAGAAAAAGATAAGCGCATCGGCGCTACTAAAATGAATAAAGCCCTGGCGGCTTTACAGGCTGGGAACGCAACTAATCCGGAAGTATTAACTAAATTAATCCTTGACAATATAATTGCCAAGGACGATGACAGCCTGGTTTATAAAGACGGCGACAAGGAAATCGCAGTGGAAGAAGGTATAAATTCCTTCCTTGCTGCTAATCCCTGGGCCGTCAAGAACACACAAAAGGCAGGCGCAGGGTCAAAGCCACCAGCTGGCTCCAGCTCTGAAAAAGACTTGGACAAGTTGTCCATCGAAGATTATATAGCAACCCGTGAAAAGGTTGACTAACGAGGAGGAAAATAATAATGCCTAACACACTTTTAACGCCTTCCATTATTGCGAAGGAAGCACTTTTAAGATTAAGAAAGGTGGCAGTATTGCCACAACTTGTACATCGTGACTATTCTGCCGAATTTGTTGGTAAAGTAGGCGACACGATTACGGTAAGAAAGCCGGCTACCTTTGTAGCTAAAGAGTTTGACACAGAAATTACTGTGCAAGATGGTACTGAGGGCAGTGTACCCGTTAAGATGGATAAACACCTTGACGTGTCTTTCGCTGTCACTTCCAAGGAAATGGCACTATCTGTTGAATCCTTTGGCGATCAATTCTTACAACCGGCAATGGAAGCTTTTTCCGGCAAGATTGCTGACTACATTGCAGCGCTATATGCCGACATCCCATACGTGGCTCCCGTTTCTGCAACTCCGGCATTTACGGATTTAAAAGGCCCGCTAGCTATCATGAACGGCCTAAACGTTCCTTTGGCAGACAGGCGTCTAGTCATGGGCGCAGTAACGCAAGCCGACTTCGTTATCATGGATCAATTTGTCAACGCTGAAAAAGCCGGAACGACTGAGGCTTTGCGCAAGGCTAACATGGGTCCGATTCTTGGGTTCGACACTTATATGGACAATCACGTTGCAGCTCATACAAAGGGAACCCTCGGGACTGCTAAAGTACAAACCGGCGTAGCTTTGGGCGCTTTGACTGGTAGCTTTTATAACACTAGCTTAACGGGCACCTTGAAAGTTGGTGACACGTTTACTGTAGCAGGAGATGTGCAGACCTATGTCGTTACTAAGGCGGCAACTGCTGCAAGTAATGCCGTTGCTGTAGAGTTTTACCCAGCGGCTAAAGCAGCATGGGCTGGTGATGCTGCCGTTACCTTGAATGGTAATGCTACTGAGAATTTGGCCTTCCACAAGAACGCTTTTGCGCTTGTTACACGCCAACTCGAAATCCCGCAGGGTGCGGCTAATGCTGCTATCGTTAACTTCGATGGTTTCGCTATCCGTGTCGTGTACGATTATGACTTGGTACACAAGAAAGACGTCGTGTCTCTTGATATGCTATGCGGTGTAAAGACATTGACCCCGGAATTAGCTGTTCGTTTCCGCCAATAACAAGACGAAAGGATGAGGCTTTATGACAGAATTAAAAACCGTTGTCCTGATTAAAGGAGAAGAACGGGTTATCGTTAATGCTGGTGATCAGGAACACGAATACATGTCTGAGGGGTGGTTGCATGAAGGCGATGAGGGAATCGTTGAAGGCACCAAGCATGTTGGCGGGGGATGGTACGAATTGCCAAACGGTACCCGTATACAGGGAAAAGCCGCAGCGGAAGAAGCCCTCGCTGCGTTAAATGTAAGCAAATAAATTGTTTAAAAGGCGGATCTCTAGCAGGTCCGTCTTTTTTTGCCTAATAGGGGGCTTTTTATGGAATTAAAAATAGAAATTCGGCAACTTAAAGAATTAATCGCTTCTTTTGAAAAAGCTCCGGCGGTTGTCAAGGAAGAAATGCGATTAGCGATGAAAGTTTCCTTGCGTGCTATCCAAACACGCGCAAGGGCGGAACATAGATTTCGTACTCATACAGGCAATCTTGAGCGGTCCGTTACAACGCAGCTCGTGAGTAACTGGCCTGTCGTTGGACGCATTAAGCTAGACTCTGCTATTACTAAGACAACGGACGGGGGCAGCTATGGGGGGTATATGCATGATGGCACTAAGCCACATGATATAAGGCCTAAAGATAAGAGGGCTCTGCGCTGGGTTGGCAAGAACGGATTTGTGTTCGCCAAAGTAGTGCATCACCCCGGCACTAAGGCCGACCCTTTTCTGTATGAGGCGGCTGAAAACGAGCGTATTAACATAAATGCAATCTTTGACCGCTACACATCGGAAGCTATAAGAAAGGCGGGATTATATGGCTAGATTAATAGCCGCTGATATCACGGACGAATTGGTTAAACCTGTCGTAATTGCGGATACATCGATTTTAGACGAATGCGACGAATATCTGAACGACTTAGCGCAGTCTAAGGGTTCGCTAGTCAGCTATATGGCAGTAGGGGAGTATACGATAGACGATATCCCGGACCCAATGCCTTACAAAGTTAAAAAACTTGCCGTTATGTGGGTATGCCGCGAAGTATGCAGCAGAAAAGCAGGTGGCGGCGGTGCGGCGTTTAAGGGTCAGGATACGACTGACAAATGGTCAAATAAATTATATTACTTCGCTAAGCAGGTTGAGGTGCTGGAAAGTCAAATCAACCCCGAAGTACTGCTGGGCATACTGACTTCGTCAGCGGTCGGGCAGATAACGCTTGAAAGGGGCTGATTAAATGGTTTGGTATGACATTATCAAATCTCTGTATGACTACTTAAAGGCAATAGCACCTACAAGGCACATTGCTTGTGGTGCATTAGAACCTGGGGATGTCGATTTGTCGGCAGATGCTAACGGCTTAAGTGGAGCTATTTTCTTGATTCGCGACCGTGAATATGATGAGAAAATACATCATGGCGGAGAAGGCGTTGTTACTTTTTACGTTGAAAACTGGGTGAGAAGCGATAATCCCGACCCGTTAGACGGGTATACAGCTCTTAGCGCTCAGGAGGCCAGTTTTAGGGAGGCTTTAACCGCATGGTTTTACGCACAACAACAAGTCGACACGAATACTGTCAACGCTGATTTAATTAATTTGGAAATTGATGAAACAATAGGCGATGCGGATAGCAGACGCCCGATTTTAGGATCCAGGACAACCGTGCAGGTAACCTGGTCGAAGAGAACATAAAGGAGGAATTAAGGATGCAAGCTAAAGGATTTATGGGCCGTCTTGGCCTAGACATTGAAACTACGTTCGGCGTTAGCCCGACAACCAAGAGCTGTAAGATTCTGCCATTTAATAAACTCGAGATAGTTGGAAAGCAATCGCTTATCAGTACAAGCACTATCACAGGAAATAGAAATCCTGTACAGCAGGGGCTGGGGAGAGTTACGGCGGATGGTTCTGCCGAGGTGCCTGTAGATTATACGGCCTTTGGCTGGTGGCTAAAATCTATGTTTGGTCCGGCGACAGATAGTGGTGCGAGCGCGCCTTACACTCATGTTTTCAAGCCAAGCAATACTCAGCCGTCGCTAGTGCTTGAAAAGGCTTTCACCGATATAGGGCAGTACTTTTTATACAACGGTTGCAAGGTTAGCAGTCTTAAGTTGAGTTTTGGGGGCGATGGAGAGCTTGTAGCCACACTGGAGTTTAAGGGCGCGAGTGAAACTCGTGGTACTGTAGCTTACTCGGCCACGCCGACCACTATAGTCATGAATAGGTTAAATAACTTTCAAGCTGCGCTTAAAGAAGGTGGTAGCACAATTGGTACCTTGACCAGCGGTGACTTTACTATAGATTTTGGCCTTGATGGCGATCAGTATACCGTCGGAAACGGTAACAGCAGGGGCGACATTCCGGAGGGCATCTTAAAGGTAAGTGGCACGCTGAAAGCGTTGTTTACCGACGCTAGTCTGATTGATAAAGGAATTAATGCTACGGAATCTTCTCTGGAACTGACTTTCACAAGTGGGACTAATTCGCTTGCTTTCAAGTTTCCAGAGATACAATACGAACGTAACAGTCCAGCGATTACTGGCCCGGCCGGCGTATCCGTTGACCTTGCTTGGTCAGCATATTATCAAGATAGCGCGGATGCTGCTGCTGTTGTGGCCACGCTTAAAAATGCTGTAGCTACTTACTAATAGGGGGAGAAAAAATGCCTAAAAAAATTGAAACTAAGATTGAAACTAAGATTGAAACTGAAACTGAAACTGAAAATAAGATTGAAACTGAAATTTCTGTCCGTGATATGGACAGAAATCAAATTAAAGCACTTCGCAAAGCGGGACTCGATCCGGCTTTTGTTGCGATGACCGCTAAGACTACTGCAGAGTTAATTGACTGGATGGCGGATAATATCTACCCGGATATCGACTTTGCCGGCGTGCCATATTACAGAGTCGCTACTTTAGCAATGGACACATATCAACGGGCTGTTACAGGGCCTAAAGCAAAAAACTCTTAAGCGTCTGGGAATGGCTGACAGGAGGCAAGGCCAATTATTGTGAAAAGTCTTGCCTTCCAGCTATGTCTCAGGCGCATAAAACGGCGCCTTGCGAGGGCTGCGAAAATAAGAGACCAGAGCTTGCACCCGAAAATTGGGAAACCTGGGAGCTTTGGTTGGCTTTAAGGACGCAGTGGCGAACTGCAAGCATAACTACGGATAAATACTGTAAGGTGATAAAAACGGGGCTGGATTATTCTAGCCTTTTTTTAGTGGCAAAAACATTGGAAATAGAGGTTACACCAGCTTTGTTAAGCAAAATCAGGGCACTGGAATCAGCTACCCTTTCAAAGGAAGGTGGTGAAAAATGAGTAAGGATATTGAAATATTAATTAAAGCGCAAGACCAAGCGACCAATACGCTGAACAAGGTCAAAAGCAGTCTTAACAGTATGGGGAGTGGTCTATCAGGAATAACTAGCGGGCTGTCAGCTGTTACAAGTGGTTTCGGATCAGCGGTACAAGCAGGTTTGGGGATGGCCCTCGGGCAGGCGGGCATTCAAGGCCTTGCGTCGGCTTTAGAAGCTGCAGGCGATGCGTTTGTTGGTTATAATGCGCGAATGGAGCAGGCAAAAATGGGATTTGAAACCATGCTGGGAAGCGCCGCTGGGGCAGAAACGTTTATAGCGCAGCTGTCCAAAATGGCAGCCGATACGCCATTTGAATTCCCACAGCTGCAACAAGCTGCACAGAAATTTTTAGCTTTCGGTTTCTCAGCAAAAGAAATAATACCGGATTTAACTGCTGTAGGAAATGCCGCAAGTGGATTAGGTCTCGGGCAGGATGGTATCCAGCGCATAACTCTCGCCCTCGGGCAGATGAAGGCAAAAGGGACTGTTTCGGGCGAGGAGCTCTTGCAATTAGCTGAAGCAGGAATTCCTGCATATCAAATATTAGCTGAGAAGATGAATCTGACCGCCAAGCAAGTTAAAAACATTGGTAATGAAGGTATTTCGTCTGACTCGGCTATTACCGCACTTGTTCAAGGCATGAACGAGAGGTTCCCGAATATGATGCAGAAGCAATCGGAAACAGCTATCGGGGTATTTAGTACGATCAAGGACAATGCGTCACAAATTTTTGGTGCCCTTGGCCAACCTTTGTTTGACGCTATAAGCGGTCCTTTAAAATCTCTGCGTGACATGTCTAACAGCATATCTGACAGTTTGCGCGAGGGCGGTATTGAAAAGGTGTTTCAGGATATGATTCCGCAGGATTGGCAGGATAGGATTGCCAAGATAGTTGACATCTTTAGCCAGCTCTTTAGTGGTACCGGACAAGCGGACATGTGGAGCAAAGTGTTTAAAGCGGCTTTTGATATTATTGGCGCAGGAATAGATGCCGCCATCCCCTTGCTTGATTTGTTTGCCCAGGGCATAAATGTCATAAATACGGTAGTAGCTGATGTTGTCGGGGCTGTCGCACAATATATAAGCGATATGATGGCCTTTTTGTCGGAGGCTTGGGAAAGCATCAAAACAGATGCATCTGATAAGTTCGGCGGAGTATTTGATGTAATAACGGGAGCTTGGACTGCTATTGGTGACACTATGGGAAATATATGGGAGGCTATTAAGTCCTCAATCTGGGAACAGGTTAGCGAATTCGTAACCGGTATCCTCGACCGTATGGGACCCCTTGGCACTCTTGTGAAGAGCGTTGGCAATTCCTTGTCTACGGCATGGGGTAAGGTAACTAATCGAACACAAAGCACAGGAAACAACTTTAGATCCTGGTTAGGTACTATCCAAAAACCGGCTAGTGTAACAGATGAAGGACTGGCTGCTCTTGCTAATCATAAGGGAACACCTGCGCTTGAAGGAGGGACTGATAGTAAAGGGAGCAAATCTGCAGAAAAACTGGCTAATAAAATTGACAAGTTACAAGACAGGATTCAAGACGCCTATAACAGCTTAAATCAGAAAATAGTTGAAGAAACGTCTACTACTTATGAACTTGGTATGTCCAAGATTAATAATGAACTAGATAAAATGAAGCGCGAATTAGTCGAAGATGCAGGGAAACTAGGGATAGACACTTCCGGCTTAGAAGGCAAAATGGCCGAATACGGAAAAGTCATGACGGAACCCATTAAGCGGGCATGGCGAGAAGCTTGGACAGACCTAAAAAATCAATCTGCTCTAGGTATTGCGCAGCTAACGGGCAATAAGCAGGCTGAAGCGGTTGCAAATGAAGCGATAAGCATGGCTTCGCTTGAGAAAGAACGCAGGGAAAAGCTGAAAGCCGTGCAGATGGATAACAATGACGTAACTGCTTTGGCAGCAGTACAAGCTTGGTACGAGAACCAAAAGCTACTTGTAACGCAGAAACGCCTAGACGCAGAACGCCAGGCCAAGATTGATGCCTATAACGATGAGGTGGAACAAAATGGGCTGCTTGTCACTTTGCATGCTAAAACCCAGGAGGAAGTTGACAAGCTGAATAGGGGAGTACTGGATAAAAAAATTGATTATTTGAACCAGGAGCTGACGAAGGAAGGCTTGACGGCTGATGAAATAAAGGTTATTCGCAAGGAACTGGCGGAAGCTACTAGTTCTAAAGAGGCAACGCCTTTGACTAGGTCAGAAGGCATAAAGCAGGGGCTTAGAAATTACACTGAGTCTCTTAAAACGGAAGCTCAGCAATGGGCAGATGCGGCAACCACATCTGCAAAGGCGCTGAATTCCAGCTTTAAAAGTTTCTTTTTTGATGCAATGACGGGGCAGCTAGATTCTTTGGGCAAGTATTTTCAGTCATTCCTTGAAGGTGTTGCCGATGCAATATCGCAAGTCCTAGCTAGCCAAGCGACTTCTGCCTTGCTTAAATTCGTATTTCCCGATTTGAAGTTAAAAACTTTCGCCACTGGCGGACGTGCCACGAGCGGATCAACCTTTATTGCGGGTGAAAAAGGTCCGGAGTTTATCAGCTTGGACGGTGCAGGAGCATCTATTACAAGCAGCCAGCAGACAATGTCACAGCTGGGCAATAACTTGGCTAAGGTAACGGTGAATGTCATCAACCAAACAGGCCAGCAAGTAACTGCTACGCAATCCACACCTACGCTTGACGACCTCGGGAATATAGTGCTGGACGTTTTCCTTAATGCCGTGTCTACTAATAAACGCGGTGTGCGTGATGTCTTATCGGGGGTGAGGTAATTGACTATAGCTTGGCCTGATATTCAAAAACCGGCTTATAATCTGGCGGAGGATCCGGAAGATGCTGTCATACGCTCAGAATTTGATGCGGGATACGAACAAACAAGACCACGTTTTACACGAAACCGTACAACGTACGGTTTAAGCTGGAAAGCAATGAGGACCACCGATAAAAGCACGCTTGACTCTTTTTATAAAAATACGTTAGCGAATGGTGCTCTTATGTTCACGTGGGCGCATCCTGACGACGGCATCACTCACACAGTAAGGTTTACCGGCCCGCCGACTTATAACCTCATAGCCGTTGGGCTATGGAGCGTAGAGCTGAAACTCAGAGAGGTGTAAGCATGAATAATCTATCGGCAGCAGCTAAGCTGCTAAAAAATAAACTGGCTGATGACGGAGCTTATCTCGTCTTGCTGGAGATAGCCATTTATGGCACTGACATAGTGCTAAGGCTAGCCCGCAATACGGATGATGTGCCCTGGAACGGGCAAAACTGGCAGGCCTTCCCTTTTTCTTTGGCGGATCTTACAGAAACGTCTGACGGCGAAATACCGGAAGTCACCCTGCAGGTTTCTAACGTTGAACGCATAGTTCAGGGATATGTAGAGCAGGCTGATGGCGGAGGGAAGTCATCCGCTACGATACGTGTCGTTAACTCTAAATTATTGACGGAAACAGAACCACTCCTAGAAGAATTTTTCACGGTTACGAAGACGTCTTGCAAAGAGGATTATGTGTATTTCACGCTTGGTATGGGATATAAGAAGGCACGCCGACCGTTAGGAAGATACCTAAAAAATCACTGTTCAGCTAAGTATGGCGGTTGTAAGTGTGGTGTGTCGGCAGCAACCATGACGGCTTTCACCTCCTGCGACCACACGCTGGTTAATTGTCGTGCAAGAGGAAATTCCGCCCGCTTTGGTGGTCAGCCGCTTGTTGGTCAGGGGGGATTATATGTATAGCGATTTAATCGGTATACCCTTTAAAGACGGTGGCAGGAGCATTGACGGGCTAGACTGTTACGGTCTTGTAATGGAAGTGTATCGCCGTAAGGGCATAAACTTGCCGGAATATTACGCACCGGCGCTTGATGAAAGCGCCGTAAGTACACAGATTGAAGCGGCCAAAGCGTTACCGATATGGCAAAAGGCAGAGGCCGCCAATCCCCCTTTGCTTGCTGTAATGGCTATAAAATTTAATTCGATACATTGCAACCATACGGGCGTTTATATAGGAAACGGCTTTTTTATTCACACTAGGGAGCGTATCGGAGTGAATATTGACCGTATAAGCAGTCCAGCATGGCGGCGAAGAATAGAGGGATTTTATGTGTATGGGGGGGCGGGGTCATGCAAATGATAAACATCGTTTTAATAAAAAACCCTTTTAACGTGCGAGATAGGGACATCAAGCAAGTACCTTACAGCGTTGTCAAAACTCTGGCAGGATATATCGCCGAGCTTAGCTTAGAGGAGGATATTGTCGTCGCTGTAAACGGTGGCGTAGTACCTAAAGAGGACTGGGGCAAGATAAGCCTCGCTCCGGACTCAAGTGTTGTCATATGCCCAGTAATAGGAAAAGGCGGTAGCGGTAAAAATGTGTTAACTATTATTGCCGGCATAGCCTTGTCTGTCGTTTCGATGGGTGTTGGGTCTGCAGTAGCAGGGGGCGCCATGTTTGGCGCAGGGGCGGCCGCCATGGCTAGTTGGGGGTTCACCTCATATTTAGCAATGGCAGCTGTCATGTATGTCGGCGGGACGCTGTTAAACAATATGAGCAGCAGCGTAAGCATTGATGATTATTCTGCATCTACAACTTACTCATGGTCTACACCTACAACGCAGGCAAAGCAAGGTGTACCAATTCCCCTAACATATGGCACGGTCAAGGTACAGAGCCCTAACGTGCTATGTGCGCATATAACGACTGACGGGGACAAGCAGTATCTTAACTTGTTATTATCAGGTGGTGAAGGACCTGTAACGAACATAAAGGATATCACAATAGACGGAAATCCCCTAGCGAATTACGATGACGTGGAAGTGAATTTGCGGTACGGAACGAATGACCAAGCCGTTATACCTAATTTTGCTGATAGCTACGCAGATCAGTCTCTTTCGTATAAGTTGACTACTGATGATTATGCGACGCAGCGGATAGACGGTAACGCAACAGAAGGTATAGAGCTGACATTCGAGTTCCCTAGTGGGCTATTTCGCTCTAATGATGATGGAGGGCTCGAAGAAACATCAGTCACGATTGGCATGGAATATCGGAAGTACGGAGCGGCAGACTGGCTTAGCTTTAAAACAGGTTCTTTAAAGGTGACAGGCTCTTCATCCTCGGCTATTCGGCGCGTCGTGAGGGTTGACAATTTAGCGCAGGGGCAATATGAAGTCAGATGCAAGATATTAAATCAGGACGGGACAACGAACCGCTATATCAATACTTGCTACTGGACGGTTGTTTCGTCCATAGTGTATGACGATTTTAGCTATCCCAACATGGTGTTAGTAGGAATTCAGGCTCTGGCCACGGACAAATTATCAGGTAGCAGCCCCAACGTAACATGGAAGCACACACGTGCGGTTGTGCAGGTATGGAATCCAAACACCGCATCTTATGAAGAAAAGCCTGCAACAAATGCCGCTTGGGCATGCTACGATTTGACGCATTGCTGCAGAAAGCTAAAAAATATCAACACCGGTTCATATGAATACCTCGTTGAGGGCGCACCCGCGGGCTTGATACTCTACGATGATTTTTTAGCCTGGGCGAGTGCCTGTGACAGCAGAGGCCTTGTATGCAATTACATACTAGACGCCAGCGGTGATATGGATGCCGCCTGGAAGCCTTTCGAGGCTGCAGGTCGTGGCAAGGTAGTAAGGCGCGGTACCCGCTATGGCTGTATTTATGACCATGCGGCTGATCCGGTGCAAATGTTTAGCGTTGGTAATATTAGAAGCGGCACTTTCAGCCTTGATTACCTGCCTATTGATGATCGTGCGAATTGTGTTGAAATTACATACAATAACGAAGATAAAGACCACGAACGCGATTCCATGATGGTGTACGGGGAGGATTATGACGAGAGCAACAGCGTGGACAACCCAACGCAGATAACCCTTGATGCCATAACAGACCCGGATGCTATTTACCAAGAAGGCAAATACTACTTGCGCAAGAACAAGTACCTAATCAGGACGTGCACCTTTGAGGCTGATGTGGATGCTATAGCCAGTCAGGTGGGTGACAATATCTTAGTGCAGCACGACATTCCGCAGTGGGGCTTTGGTGGGCGTTTAAAAGGATTTAAGGAGGGTGTGGATAACTTAAGCGCAGGCGGGGCATATGCTGTAAATCCGGAGATAACTATAACGTATATTGGGATAGAAAATGGCTATAAAAAATACTCCTTATCAGGAGTCTGGGCGCATGGCAATTATCCTTACAGCATAGCCTTTTTAGGGGGGCTAATGACGGCAGGGACAGCATATAGCGCATCATGCTATGTGTATACAAATGTTCCCGATAAGTTCACATCTGCTTTTGGACAATTATCATTGGTCAATGCCGGTTCAAGTACAAGCCCAGTAAGTTTTAAAGAGGGTTATTTTGCGTCTTATTCTAATTTCACTCCCACAAAAAGTTTTGCAAGAAACGATATATACTTATTCTCTTGCCCAATTGCTGACGGCACGTCGTTTAACCCGGCAACTGATTTTATTTACGTTAAAAACGTGCTGCTAGTAGCTAAAAGTTATATTACCCAAACGGATTTAGCCTATGACGCCCTAACGCTTGATAAGGAGTTAACACTTGAAGCAGGAAAGACTTATGAAATCACGGTCAGACTGCAAGACGACACGCTCGTCAAGCGGTCAGTGGTAGCACCTGCTGAGACTACTACTACGGATACAATAACCGTTTCAACGCCCTTCGAAGCAGTGCCGGCGCAATACGACATCTACAGCTTTGGCGAATACGGTATAAGCACGAAGCCATTTACAGTGGCTAGCATCACACGAACTAATGACGAGGTGCGAAAAATCAGCGCACTAGAGTACAACGAGGCTGTTTATACGGAAGCTACAGATGTACCGGTCATCAACTACTCTCAATTGGACAGCGAGGTGGCAGTGACAAACTTGTCCCTTGGCCAGGAAAATTTCCGCCAAAGTGACGGCTCTGTCATGTCAAATATTTACGCTTCTTGGGCAGTTGCGCGTGGAAAAATCTCTGCTTCCTTTGAGATTTTTCTTTCGACAGATAACGGCGCAACGTACAGGCTGTACACCAAAACATCAGAACAGAGCCTAGTAATACCTAATGTAAAAGAACTTAAGACCTATTATGTTAAAGTGGCGGCAAGGTTAAGCTATTCAAGCGCTGCTGTGGCCAGTATTACGATAGCGGGTTCAGTCGTAGACCCGCCAAGCGACTTAGCGGCCTTTTCGGTGTCTTTTCTCAACGGCAAGTATGTTTTTAGCTGGAAAAAGGCAGAAACAGGCAGCGAAATTACTGGTTACGAAATCAGGAAGGGCACTACCTGGGATAGTGGGCAATTAGTAACACGGGCGGTAGGCGAAGACGCTAATTATACGGATTCGCAGGCAATCCTCGGAACTGTTAAGTTTTTCTGCAAACCGCACAATGGCGGAGGTTATTCGACCAACGCTTTAAGTGACATGATAGCTATTGATTCGCTGCCACAAGTTAAGACGCTATACAGGCAGAACAATTTCGAGCAGCTTTGTTCCGTGAGCGATAGCAAGGGTGAAATAAAAGAAGCCTTCACTTATCAGAAAACAGATCTGACCTATGACGAGTTGGCCGCAATGACATATGCCGAGATGCTGGTTGGCGATATAGTCGGTAAGCCCTTGGGGAATACCGTGCTGCTTAGCCCGATTATCACGCTTGATGTTTTAGCTCAGGCTTATATCTCGATCAAAGAATACTGGATGTGGCCACCGGATCAAGCGACTATTTACGAAATAGCCACCTCTCTCGACGGCGTAAATTTCGGTGACTTTAAAATGCTAAGCCCTGGGAAAATGCCAATCAAGGCTTTTCAGGTGCGCATTACGTTAGCAGGAGTAGAGAGACCTGCCATACTGCAGCATTTGGATATCGAGGTTAATGCCTCGCAAACCACTATTAACTACTCGGGACTAGTCATACCAGCAGGTGGCCTAGAACTGATTTTTAGTCAGTCTTTTGCTAATCCTCCTGCGGTAATAGTATCGCCAAACGTTGACGCCCTCATGGTTAAAAAAGATGATCCTACGGTTACAAGCTGCAGGATCTATTTATTAAGCACTGCCGGTGTGGATATTGGTGGTACCGCTGACGTGGTAGTCGTGGGAATATAAAAAGGGAGTGAGAATATGTTTAAACCCAGTGCACTGGGTAATAGCGGGGCAGAAGTAATAGCCCAAGTAATTGAAAACGACGTACAAAATCAAAGCGTTGATGATAACGCTGTCTTAGCGTCAGGTATCGCTGAAGGGACTGTCGTAAAATGGTCAAAGAGCCTGTTGAAATGCGTAGTATGCGACGGCACTGTGGCTTTGGGAAGTACGGACACAATAGGGATTGTATCTTACGCAAACGGTACCAGCGGACAGGTTAAATTCTCGGGGGTTTATGTTGACAACGATTTGGCAACACCCGGCACTTATTACTGCCAAAGCAATGGGACGATAGGTACTACAGTTACCAAAGTCTTTGTTGGCACCGTAACATCACCCGGCCGTTTAGTTATGCCGGGCGGTGGCGGCGGTAGTATAACACCAGCAACGCCTACGGACCTTGGTGGAGTCAAAATACCTGCAGATAGCGGACTAAGGATAGCGGAAGACGGAGCATTGTCGGTTAATCATGGTCAACAAATGTTTACGTCATCCGGTACTTGGACTTGCCCTGCTGGGATTACGCAAGTGCGTATCGACGGCGCAGGCGGAGGCGGTGGCGGCGGAGGTGGCACTGATGGCACAATCGGTCATGGCGGAGGTGGAGCGGATGCGTGCAAAGATAAAGAGGTACCTGTAACACCTGGCACAACCTACCAAGTTACTATCGGCGCAGGTGGTAACGGTGGAAGTAATTCAGGTAATGCTGGGACAGCTACATCTTTTGGACCCTTACTAACCTTGCCAGGCGGCGGGGCAGGATTGCGCAACGCAGCTGGAGAGGCAGGAGGTCTTGGCGGAGCTAAAGGGTCAGTTGACGGCGGTGGTTCTATGTTCGGCGCAGGTGGTAATGCGGACGGTGGCAGAGGAGGGCTTTATGGCGCTGGTGGTGCAGGCGCTGCAGGGACTGGTGGCAAGGGTTCTCAAGGATTCTTGACTATAAAATGGTAGGGGGCAATTATGAGATACGCACAAATTTTAAATAGCAGGGTTCATTGCATTTTTGAAGACACTTTATCTCTTGAAGAGCTTGGGAAACAAAAATATAATTTAAACCAAATAGCCCTGGTGGACATCTCCACAGCGGAGTTTGACGCAGTACAGGAAGGTTGGAATTACGACGGTGTAGTTTTTACCAACACCGATGTTTTAACCCTTGAAGAAATGCGACGCAAATGTGTAAAAGCTGCTGGCGCAGAATTTGCCTGCAGGCGCGATGCTATAACATATGTTACGCAGCCCGACGGAGCAATGGTATATGGTTACGACAGACAAACTGCTGACATTGTTAATTTTATGGCGGCTAGGGAAAGGGCAAAGTCCTCGGGGGTAGTGCCGTATAAAGTGCATAAGCCGGATGGGACAAAAAGCTTAGTTAATCACACCTTAGCCATGTTCGATACCTGCTTAAACCAAAGTGCGACAGAGCAACTAGCAGCCTATCAATGGTTTGAAGCTCTTAAAGCACAATTGGAAGCAGCAACGACTATTGAGGAACTAGAACAAATTTATCCATTAAAGGGTTAAGGAGATGATCCAAATTTCTGAGGTGTTTTATTTTGTGGCCAACCTATATTCTAAAACAGAGATTAAAATAATCGCAGTTAGCGGAATTATAGGCGGCTTTATTGCTGCAGCAGTTGGTGGCTTTGACAAACAATTGATAGCCTTGTTTATTCTAATGGTTGTGGATTATGCAACAGG